GTCAAAGATATGGATATGAAAGAAGACGTTGCTGCTTTAACTGATGGTGAAGAACTGTCTGAGGAGTTTAAAGCAAAAGCGGCTACAATCTTCGAATCTGCTGTTAAAGCAAAACTTGTCGAAGAAATCGAAAAATTAGAAAGCGAATACGAAACTAAAGTTACAGAAAAAGTTGAAGAAACTAAATCTGAAATCGTAGAAAAAGTTGACGCTTATCTAAACTACGTAGTAAGTGAGTGGATGAAAGAAAACGAACTTGCTATAGAAAAAGGCTTAAGAAATGAGATTACTGAAGATTTTATCGGTGGTCTTAAATCTTTATTTGAATCACACTACATTGATGTCCCAGCGGACAAATACAATGTGATTGATGAACAAGCTGCAGAAATTGAGGAGTTAAAAAATAAACTTAACGAATCAGTTGAACAAAACGTTGAACTAAATTCTAAAATCGGTGAATTTGCTAGAGAAGATATACTACAAGATGTAGGATCTGATCTTGCTGAAACTGAAAAAGAAAAGTTTAAAGGTTTAGCAGAAAATATTGAATATAAAGACGCTGCTGATTTCAGAAAGAAAGTAGAAACTGTAAAAGAATCATACTTTCCAAGAAAGAAAGCAACGAGTGAAGAATCTAATGATGTAGCGGATAAACCAGATTACTCTAATTTAAGTGAGTCGATGGCTGCATATACCGCTGCTATTAGTAAAACAAACAAAAATCCATACACTAAAAAGTAAGGATTAGTTAATTAACTAAAAAAGGAGAGATAGAACAATGTTTTTATCAGAACAACAACAACAGAAATGGCAGCCTGTATTGGATCATCCTGATCTTCCAGAGATCAAAGATTCATACAAAAGAGCCGTTACATCTGTAATCTTGGAGAACCAAGAGAGAAGTTTGAGAGAGGACGCTGCATTTTTAAGTGAAGCTGCTCCATCAAACGCTACTGGTGCTTCAATTCAAAACTGGAATCCAATTCTTATCTCGTTAGTTAGAAGAGCTATGCCAAACTTGATCGCTTACGATATCGCAGGCGTTCAACCTATGTCTGGCCCTACTGGCTTAATATTTGCTATGAGAAGCAGATATGCAAGTCAATCAGGAACTGAAGCTTTATTTAACGAAGCGGATACTGAATTTTCAGGATCAAACGCTGCAAGTTCAAACGTAGATGGTTTCACATCATCTGCTCAGACAGGTTCAAACCCAGCGGTACTTAACGATTCAATCGGTACTTCAACTGGTTACACAACTGGTACTGGTATGACTACAGCAGCTGCTGAAGCTTTAGGAGATGCCTCTGGTAACTCTTTTGCTGAAATGGCTTTCTCAATTGAGAAATCAACTGTTACTGCTAAGTCAAGAGCTCTTAAAGCAGAATACACTATGGAACTTGCTCAAGATTTAAAAGCAATTCATGGTTTAGACGCTGAAACTGAATTATCAAACATCTTATCTGCTGAAATCCTTGCGGAAATCAATAGAGAAGTTGTAAGAACAGTTTATAGAACTGCTGAAGTAGGTGCTGCTGATAACGACAATTCACACGCTGCAATCAACACAACAACTGCTGGTATCTTCGATTTAGATACTGACTCAAACGGAAGATGGTCTGTTGAAAGATTCAAAGGACTAATGTTCCAATTAGAGAGAGATGCTAACACAATCGCTCAAAGAACGAGAAGAGGAAAAGGTAACATGATTATCTGTTCTTCAGATGTTGCCTCTGCTTTACAAATGGCTGGTGTGTTAGATTACACTCCTGCGTTAAACAACAATCTAAACGTTGACGATACTGGTAATACTTTTGCTGGTGTATTAAACGGTAAGTATAGAGTTTACATTGACCCATATGCTGCTAATTTAGCTTCAAATGCGTCACCAAGTAAACAATACTACGTTGTTGGTTACAAAGGAACTTCACCGTATGATGCTGGTATTTTCTACTGCCCATATGTACCACTACAAATGGTAAGAGCAGTTGGACAAGACAGCTTCCAACCAAAAATTGGATTTAAGACAAGATATGGTCTTGTTGCAAACCCTTTTGCTGGTGCTGGATCTGGTGATTCAATCACTGCTGACGGTGTTGGCGCAATCAACGCTAACA